ATGTTACCGTTCCTCAAGCGAGTAAGAAGAGCCACACATGGAGTCGACTTCTTGGTTCTACCGTTGAAGACCTCCCTTGTGGTTATATTATCGCGAAGGGTTCACTAGAGGATGTACGAGCTGAGACCGGGTTCTTCGCTGGTGAGACTGGAGATGTCTCCAACGAGGAGAAGTTGCGGCGGTGCTTTGTGGCGTTAGGTGATTTGAGTGCCCAGAATTTTTTTCTTGAACCTTATCATCCCAACGCTTGTGCCCGCATGCGTCTTATGGTCGATCATCTTACTGGTTCCTCTACTTGCGGTCACCCCTTTACTAGGTTTGCTGGCACGCAGAGTGATCTATTCGCTAAACTTGGTGGAGGTGACATTTGTGTTGGTAAAGACGTCCTTGCCACGGAGGCATTGGAGGCTCTTCGCTTCATTGTAAAGAATGGGGTTTTTCCTAATGAGTACGAGTATTTTTTACTCTCCTCCAAGGAGGATAGGTACAACTACAAGAAAGTGAGAGCTCGCAGGTTCCGCGGTATACAACAAGCAAACGTTATCGTTAAGTTGATTTGGTTGTATTGCTTTGGTGAGAATGACGCGGCCTGGTCGCATTTGCAGACAGGTACGCCATTCTTCTCGACTTGTAATCCCAATGACCAAACATGGCGTTTGCGGATGAGGACATTATTCAAAGAGAAAGAGATCAGTGTTGGCTTTGATTTTAGTAATTACGACCGCACTTTGAGCCCCGCCCTGATTAAGGGTTTTTTCTTTGACTATTATCCCCAGTGTGTCGTTGGCATGCCTGTTGAAGTCACCCGAGCCTGGTACGAGCTTATCTGTAACACCAAGATGGTTGATGCTGAGGGATGTGTGTACGTGAAGGAGAGAGGCAACCCTAGTGGAATGCCTAATACTCTACGTATGAATTCCGTTTGCAATGCTGCTGGTCAGTTGTATTGCCTTGACATCTTGGGTTGCGTTGATGTTCGTATGGTTGTTTGTGGTGACGATTCTCTTTTTGCCACCAGCGCCGTGACTGGTGAGCGGTTGGTCAATGAGTTGCCTGTCGTTTGGGAGCGGGAGTTTGGGATGGTCTTAGGTCTAGAGGCTAGTGTTCCTCTAAACTCTGACCAAACCCTTCATGCTCCTTTTATATCACGCACTACGTACAAGTTAGGCAATCGCTATTTTGGTTTTTTAACAAAACCAAATAAAGTAGCATCGCGGATTTTGTACAATGAGGATCCTGGTTCTATGGATGAACTTATTCAACAAGACCCTGTCTACCAAGACAGGGTTAAAGGCGTTTTTGATTCTCTGGCTCATCA